CCGAGAATTCACAACTGCCTGTGCGGCGGAATGGGCTAGTTGCAACATGTTTCCACCAGGTATTAGTGGTGCTGCGAATTTTAGCCCCTTCCCAACAGCTTGTAGAATCTTCTGATGGGTATTGTTTTCGTAGAAGAGGCCGGCCCGCATCACTGCAAGCATTGCCGCGTGGTACGTCTCAATTGGCATGCGTGAGTAATCTAACTGATACAATGTGGAGATCGTACGGAACTCCCAATGTGTGTCCAAGGTCAGAGCTAGCTGAGTATCGTCCGTCATGTCCAAGTCCGTCAAGATGATTGCGTTCATATATCGAGGATTCAGATTCATCACGGGACGTTCAGCCAGGCGCTCAGAGCCAACGACTGGCACTGAGCTCCCCCCGGTTCCGATTAAAGCATCATTTACGCGCACAGTCTCGTATGGGGTAGAGAATACGAGGCTCTCTTGGTCAGGAGCCGTGAATGTGTATGCGCCCTTCTCAAGCGCCCCGAAATAACGAGTCTCGGGATTTGAGGTGGACACAGTCGGCACATCCGCGTTCATGAAAGTGCGCCCGGAGTCAGGATTGAAAATGACTCGGGATGATTCAACGGTGCCTTCCTTATTAAGGACCTTGGTTACGTTGGTCAGTAACAAGGCGCTTGCGTTCAGCCGGGTGGATCGAAATGGTGCGACGGAGTTATAAAACTCTGGATTCACCGAAGTGGCTGGGTAAGAAAGACAACGAAAAGATTTCGAAGCTCCGGGTGGAAAAGATCCTTTTTCGGCCAATAGCAGCGTTGGATATACGCTAATGGCCGGGATGATAGTTAGAGTACCATTGCTCTGCTTCTGTTTGACCGGTCCGGTGTAAGTCAGGGTTTTAATCCTGATCAACACCGTGTTCGGGTCAATAGCGTAAAAACCAGTGTAAGCTGCTGGAGGCTCATTGGTCTTAGTATAATCCTTGTCCAGAATCATGGAGCCGGTGGCCCCAGTGGAATCAATGGTTTCAATTGTGATGGTGTAATCCAACACAATTGCCCCGTTGGGAATGTTACCCACTGGGTCACCAATTCGATAAGTGACGATTGGATTAGGATGCGCATGCGCTGTATCAGTTTGGAACAGTGCGATCCCCAACTCCCCAAGAAATCCAGACGCCTTGCCATAAGAGTCTAGAGTCTTGGGGACGACGAACCATTGTTTCGAGTCGTACTCGCCGCTGGGAAGGCGATTGTAAAACTCCCAAGGGTACATCTTGGAAAAAGTCACTGAAGCCGTTGTAAGGTCAGTTGCGGTATTGATATCCACTGGCTCCGATCTTGCCAAGACCGCGCCAGTGTATACCGTTGGGTTGCCACAAATTGCCTTTTGTAAAGTATGTACGGTATCAATTAAAAGTGGAGCGGCAGGGTCTCGAGTCACGAGAAAGCGTTTCCGTCCTACCACGTTTTGGTCGGAGGGGTCGGCAGTGTCTCTGAGACTCTGCGTGTTTTGGTATCGGTAACGGAAAACAGCAGTTTTGTCAATTGAGGGGTACGTCGGCAAACGAACAGGCGCTCGCTCGTTGGGCAGACAAATGGTCTGCGCAACCTCATCGAGAGACTTCAATCCGGTATGCGACATGTTAGTTAGACTGGTGTTAAAAATAAGAAACCCAGAAAGTCAATCAAGCTCCACGCCAGGAATCGCTAGCAATCATCGGTAACACACATGAACCGAAGAGCAAGGTCATCAATGACGTAGGGCAGGCAGGGGACGTCCTGAATCGCGGCAATTGTTCGGTAGAAATCTTCTACCGAAGGAGCGCAAATAGGCTCATCCCCTCCGTACAAAGTGGGGGTGGAGTATGACTTGGCTAACGCCTCAATTGTTTTACGGTCGTAAGTCAAGTTCTTTACTTCCTCCCTCACTGTCCAATGAGTCCAAGGTTTTTCCTCTTCCATCGCCACGGGTGTGCGCCGCGCACCCTCCCGCAGCTTGAGAGTCTGCCTCGCCAGATCGGATAAAATAGGCACATACGGCTGTGTGCGCACAACGGAGTCAGCTACTCCGGTGGCCCACGCAGCGGCATCGCCCTTGGACGGGTCAAGCATCCAGCCTAGCTTGAATGCAGCCCGTCCGACTGTGCGCCCCCACAACCATTTGCGCCCTGTGGGGGTAGGGACGTCGTAAGGGCGCATGCCAAGGTAGACCGCACTACCGAGAAAATTGGTGCAGTCTAGCTTGGTGACCAAGCCAAAGCGCTCAATGTTAATTTGTATATCGCGCATTATCCGTGCTCGGTCAGGCCAAAGATGTTTAGGTAAAAAGCCCAAAGTGTCATCCCCGCAAATGCTGATTCGGATGTAAGCCTCCGCGAATCGTAAGTGCTCCTTTTGCAGGGATTCCAGCTCCACGCCTGCCACAGCGGCTGCGACTGACAAGCCCATTACTAACCCGTTTAACAGGGCGTTCATTAAGCTTGTGTCGTCGCGGCCGGAT